ATCAACCGTGCGCCTATTGCGCGGGCTTCTGGTGGGCGTGTAGCTGCCAAGCTTGTTTCAGAGGTTGAACGGGCCAAGAAGGCGGTTAATAATCGAACGAAGGTGCTTCTGAACGCTGACGACAGCCATGTGGCTCGCGCTTTAGAAATCGCCAACCAAAACTTTGAGGGCTAATCCATGGCTTCTTCGTTCACGACCAACAAGGACATCGAGAAGCCCGGCAACGGCGACTACGTTGACACATGGAATGTGCCGCTCAACGGCGACATGACAGTTGTCGACTACGCCCTTGGCTCGTCTATTTCTTTCAATGCTACAACAGGTTCACAGACTCTTGGCACTTACGATCACACCACAAAGGCCCTATCCACTTACAGCTATATCCCGCTCATCATCAACGTGACTGGGGCAATATCGGCAAATGTTACCTACACCATTCCATCTGGTGTTGGCGGTCAGTGGATTGTTCGCAACACGACGACAGATGCAACTGGTGGCCCATGGACAGTAACATTTGCCTCTGGAGGTGGTGGTACATCCGTTACGGTGACTCGTAGCACAAGTACTCAAATTTTCTGTGATGGAACAAACGTCCGCACGTTAAACACGGGTGTTCCGGGCAGCACAACTCAGGTAATCTACAACAATTCTGGGTCATTTGCTGCGTCATCTGCTCTGACATGGGATGGGACAACTCTTGCCGCTAGCAACATATCTACGGGCGGCACAATAACAGCGACTGGCGCAATAACAGCAACTGGTGCGATCACCTCCGCTGCTGCCGTCACAGCCTTCTCTGATCGTTCCTTGAAGCGCGATGTGCAGACGATTGAGAATGCCACCGCCAAGGTACAGGCTATGAGGGGCGTGACCTTTGAGATGATCAATTCCGGTGAGCGTAGCCTTGGTGTGATTGCTCAAGAGGTTCAGGCCGTATTCCCTGAAGCTGTCAGGGACAACAACGGTATCTTGTCTGTGGCCTATGGAAACCTTGTCGGCGTTTTGATAGAGGCTGTCAAAGAAATGGCAGTTCGCATTGATGAGCTTGAACGAAAGACCCCAGCCTGAATGAACAGACTGGGGCAAGTAAGCGTTTCGACAATTCACAGGACTAGGCCGAGAAAGCGGCAGAACGCTAGTTTCCGCCCTATCTAAGCCAAGGACTATTCCTTGACTCCGTTAGTGTGTCACAATTCCGTTTCGCATCAAGCAGAGCAACGGCCGTAAGTTATGTTTTTTTCTGCTCTAACATCCTGATTGCGCCAACACCAGCACTCGCCATCTTCTTGGAAGACAACCCATATCAAGTCTGCCTCGACCCCATAGTCGATCAGCACATGTGCGATCCCTTTGCCCTTGGGTGTCACGACTGAGAGTGCAGGGTTAAGTTGGAGCATCATTTCTCTTCACCTTCTTACGGACGACTATGTTGGGGACGTTGCATCTTGAGTGGTGGGCTTCGCAGTAGGCGCTGCCAAGCTTCTTTATCTCGTTGCAGAACATGAACTCCTTTGGCATGAAGCCGCTGATGATGTAGCGGCACGATGAGGGGCTAAGGTCCATGAACTTAACCGGCCTTCTGTCCTGATCTTTTGGCTTAAGCTCTTCAAGGATCATTGGAAGAAGCTCTTCGACAACTTCCTTGATTGGCTTTTCCTCTACAAGCTTTGGGGCTTCCTGCGGCTCCTTGGCACGTTCCTTCATTCTGACGCTGTGGCGGATTGCTGCCGTGCGAGTGGCGATGTTATTGTATGTTATGACATGCTGTTCCCTCAATCGGTGCAGCTTGCCCATAACGGCATTGCGGGTAGTCTCCAGCTTAATGGCTATCTCTTTGCCGGTCAGCCCTTTTTCCCATAGCTTTAGAAGCTCTTGCTCGTTTTCCGTAACTTTTGCGATCATGGTATTGCCCCTTAGATAGTGGGTGGCAACCAAACCATAGTTGCCACCCTAGCTTAATGTTAGCCGTCGTTCTGTGGCTTATTAGGCGACAGCTTTGACGCCATTGCGGCTATCCCAGCCATCTCTTCTTCCAAAGATTTAGCTGTTGGCATTTGCGGGTCGTATGATGGCTGCTCAGTGATTAGCTCACCAGCAAAGGCAAGATAGTTGATGCCATCAACATAGTGATCTGGGTTTGCCCTGTCATTGCCAAGCCTAGACAGTTTGACAGCATGAAGGACCAGCGCGATGTCATGGGCTGTAAGGTGCAGGCCCGTAAGCAGAGTGGAGATTTGGGCGACACGTTCCATGCCAACTCGCATGTCCCCATACTTGGGGTTCCGGTTGTTGAAGACAGTGGCGGCGTCAGTCATAAAGTCACGATATTCCATAGCTTTCCCCTTCGTTATGGCCGTATTGGCCTTCTCGGTCCTTGTGGAGCAGTACGCACTACGTTGGCACCCTTTTGCGTGTCGTCGTAGTACTCTTCTTCCATGTCGATGAACTCGGCTACTTTACCGATGTGAGCCGTGTTGACGATCACATCGTTACGGTCCTGCCACTCTGACTCTTGAGTGTACATGTTCTTACGCCTGTACCAGTGCCTACCCATGATGAACTCGTCACGGTTCATCATCAAGCACAGTTCTTTCAGTGAACGAGCCTCTGGGATGTCCAGCGTCAGTTGATGCACAAGCCTTCCTTCAAAGGCTGGCATGTTCAGTGTCATAAGGAATCTCAAGGTTCTCTCCTAACTACAGTGCCATCCATTCGCTTCTTCCACTTTGAGCCTTTACTGCCCGGCAGCGGGTTCTTCGACTTGAGCTTGGCACCTACATGGTTTTGATGGATACGCTTTACCTTTGCTATCAGGGGCATATCCACAGTGCTAGTATGAACCCGATGACACTTGCGATGAGCAACGAACCAGTTACTTGCATCGTCCTTGCCGCCAGCCTCCAGAGGTATATCGTGGCTAACATCCCATTCTTCGCCGGGGACAACCTTCATGCTGCATAGGTGGCATGTACCACCTCGCGACAGGAAAATGTCAGCCCGTCCCTTCGCTGTTATCCTTACTCTTTTCATTGCCTTTCCACTTCCTTAGATTTGATTGAGGAACGGCATACCCTTCTCCACGCCCAAGGTTCTTGATGTTCTCAGGCTTGTACATGTCTTTAGCTAAGCAATAGCCGGGGAATGTCACCACATTGTCCGTCAAGATTGCCAATGCGAACGCATCTATGTCTGCGTTGCGCTTCTTCGTAGCAAGCAGTTGCCCGTCTTGGCGCGTCGTTGTCTTCATGTCGAATTGAACGCCATGGAACACAAAGTCACAAGACCCGCTTCGTGGAGAGACAGATGGATCAAAAAAGATGTTGTTGAGCTTGCAAAAGGCATACTCCCCAATCACACCCCATTCGTCCATGTCCAGCCCAGACCCCTTGTTGACAATGGTGTCGTTGACATTGTGGCTACGCGCACACAAGGCCCGCATGTTGCCAATCATGCGGCATGTCGCCAACTCACTGTCAGAAAGGATTACTGGCCCCATTACTGCAACGTCCCTTCTAGGTCATTTGTCTCGTCAGCCTCTTCCTTCATCTGGGCTTCAACATGCTTGTCGATCACTTCAACAAGCGAGTGAGCCATACGAGAGACGTAGGACATAGCTTCGTTCAGGTCGTCAGACTCGTCCAAAATGGTCTTGCACATAACCATGTTGAGGACACTCATGCGGACAGAAAACCCTGCATCTCCAAGGGCTTCGTTTATTTTCCTGTTGAGTGTCACAACGGTCTTGGCATCCTCTAGGGTCTTGGTGATCTTGTCGATCATGTCGTTAATCATATCCTTGGGGTCTTCGTTCATGTCACAACCTCATTTCTGCGCGTTTCGATGCTTCGATACTTTGCCATTCGTGGAACCGCATCCTAATGTACTCTAGCTTCACCTTTAGCAGGGCCGCTTTCTCTCGCGCCTCCACCATCTTCGTAATGAACTCCCGCCATTCGTTAGAGCCTTTAGAAGTCATTTCGGCTCGGCTAACTGGCATGTCACCGCAGTTCAGCATCATACGAGCCAGAACAGCGGACTTGGTTTCCTCAAGAAGGTTGGCAGCGGCATCCGCATCCACCCAACTCTTTGCTACTACACGGTACTGTTCAGAGATCGGAATTTCAGAGAGTGGGATGTCGCTATCCATGGTTCACCTCAAAAAGGTATGTTGTCGTCTTCCAGATCGTATGGCTTCGCTTCGCCTTTGGGCTGCTCGGCTGGCGCGTCCTTGCGGTTGAACTTCTGGGAAAAGTACTTCTTGCCATCCTTGGTCTCGTTCACCCAAGCCGACTGGCATTATTCTACTCCGTCGATGTTGATAGTGCCGGTGTAGGTTGGCGACTTATCATGCTTCATCTTGTCGTTCTTAAACAGTGATCCGGTGTTTGGCTTGATCTCATATGCCATTGTACTTTTCCTCCAACTTTTCCAGCTTTTCGTCCATCTCAGTCAGGAAGCTGAACACTTCCTTCTCAAGCTCATCAATCATCTTGTCGTCACGGGGTACACGCTTGATGAACAGGGCCATGCCCTCTGGCAAGCGCGGGTCGTAAGACACGAAGTCACACCACTTCCGCCCCGTGCAAGCCATCTGCCACTGCATCTGAGAAAGGTATTTGCCGGGGACGGTCTCGGTTAGCAATGTGTCAATATGCGTGGCGGTGAGCGGGCATTTGATCTCAACCATACCATCTGCGCCTACAAGCCCATCGGGGCTTGCTCCACCGTCAAAGATGGAGCTATGGGGGACAAAGCCGACTTCCTCAACCAAGCCGCCGCTTGCCATCTCGTAGGCAGCGCGGGCCTGTGGCTCTGTCTCTGTCCCCCATAGCATTGCGGCGTTCTGATAAAAGTCCCCCCTGACTCCTGTCAGACGCTCGCAAATCAGTTCGGCCATGTAGTTGGCGCGTGAAGTGCTGTAGCCGCTTTTGGTCTTAGCGATAACGTCAGCCACCCGTGAGGCGGTGACTTTGCCAAGGCGAGCGGCGTACCATTCGTCAGTGCGCTGATCCATCACTCAGCCTCCGTCTTAGAGGCATCAGCCTTTGCAGCGGCTTCCTTCCATTCCTTGATGGACTTAGGATCAATGGATGTCCGCTGGTCAGTGGTGAGTGTACGCCACTTTGCCGT